CATGGTGGTGCGATGTGGGCAAGAATGCCGATACAGGCACTTGTAGCAGATATACCTGTAGATGAATGGGCAGAACCTATGGAAGATCATTTATGTCAACCTTGGGATTGTGAAGCTAGAAATCATAGTGTCATTGTTATGGACAGAGTCAGTTCTTCCCCTTGGCTTTGTAAAATAGACAATGCATTTTATACTGCAAAATATTTATTCACAGTTGATTACACTGAGAGTGATATAGCAGATGACCCTGCACAACATAAACAATCACACGTGATGTATTTGTTAGATGCAGGTAAGTGGACAGGTAACATTGTTGCATTACCAAACAATAGAGTTAGAGCAACAAGTCCTGCATTATGGGTAACAGGAGAAGGTGCTCCTGACTTTGCTCCATCACAATGGTTACATTCAGCAGAGTCACATGAATCTTATCTAGACCCTTATACAACATTTAACAATCTATATTCAGATGGTAGCAAAAGTAGCAACAATAAAAAGAAAAATAAGAAATAAACAAAAACTTGGTTTTTCTGAGAGAGCTAGAGCAGTGAATAAAGGATTGTTACCATCAAAGGCGAAAAAGAATGCAAAAAACAAAAGCTAAAAAAACAATCAAAAAAGTAGCAGGTAAATTAAAAAAGGCTAGTAAAGCTCATGCTAGTCAAGCTAAATCTTTATCTGCTATTAAATTAAAAAAAGGTGGTAGCACTGTTAACAAAGCAGGTAACTACACCAAACCTGCGATGCGTAAAAGAATATTTAATAGAATAAAAGCAGGTGGTAAAGGTGGTGCTCCGGGACAGTGGTCTGCACGTAAGGCACAGATGATGGCTAAAGCATATAAGGCAGCAGGTGGTGGCTATCGCAACTAAAAAGAAAAGAGACCCTAAAGTTGGTACTGGCAAAAAACCAAAAGGTTCTGGCAGACGTTTATACACGGATGAGAACCCTAAAGATACAGTTAGTATCAAATTTGCGACACCGACAGACGCAAGAAACACAGTTAGAAAAGTTAAAAAAGTTAATAAGCCATATGCGAGAAAGATACAGATACTTACAGTCGGTGAGCAAAGGGCAAAAGTAATGGGCAAGACAGAAGTTGTTGCCATATTTAAAAAAGCAAAAGAAAGTTTAAAAAGAGCAAATGAACGAAAAAAGAAAAAGGTGTGACACTTGTGAATGTTACGATTGTGACTGTGAAGAATGCTCCTGTGATTGTCACAAAGAAGATGATGACATAGAGGGTGCTCCTGTTTAGATGATAGAGTTTCTTCTGATATTTATGATTGACAAACAAATTGTAAATCAGACTCAGAGATTCAAGGACATTGATAGATGTCTTTATTTCGCAGAAAGACTGCATAACCAACCAACCATACCCACAGAAGATGGAGGTCAACGCATAACTGCATATTGTAAACCCATAAGGAAATAAAATGTTAGCAGAACTAGCAGCAGCTAATGCTGCCTTTGGTGTAATTAAAAGTTTCGTTTCAAACGGAAAAGAACTTGCTAGTTGTGGCAAACAGATTTCCGATTTTGTTTTTGCTAAAGAGAAAATAGAAAAAGAAGTAAACAAGCATAAAGCAAAAGGAATTACAGGTGGAGATTTAGAAGAGTTCATGGCTCTAGAGGAGCTAAGACAAAAAGAAGAAGAACTCAAACAAATCATGATATATGTAGGTAGACCGGGATTATGGGCAGATTGGCAAAAGTTTCAAGCACAAGCAAGAAAAGCTAGAAGAGAACAAGAAAGATTAGATAGAAAAAGAAGAGAAGAAATAATGGCAGTTGTACAATGGATTGTAGGAGTATCGTTAGCATTTACAGGATTAGTAGCTGTGATATATTTTGCAGCAAAATGGGCAGGTAAAATATAATGGCACTTAAAAAATCACAGAGGTCTTTAGTTGCGTGGACAAAACAAAAATGGAGAACTAAATCAGGTAAACCTAGTACACAGGGGTCAAAGGCTACTGGTGAACGTTATTTACCTTCGGCAGCGATTAAGGCTCTTTCTCCCAGTGAATACGCAGCCTCTACGTCTGCTAAACGAAAAGCAAAACGAGCAGGTAAACAGGTATCTAAACAACCCAAAAAGATTGCAAAGAAAACATCAAGATTTCGTAAATTTAGTTAAAGTAAAAGAAAAGTTAAGAGCAGAAAGATTAAAGGAAAAGATAGAAAATGATACAAGCGTTAATAGGACCAATCGCAAATCTCGCAGGAACGTGGTTTCAAAACAAATTAGAAAAAACAAAAGCAGAAGGTAAGGCAAAAGTAGCAGAAGCAAAAGCTAGAGCAACTGTAGCAGAGAAAGTGGCTTCAGGTAAAATAGAATGGGAAGGCAAAATGGCAGATGCTACAAACGAAAGTTGGAAAGATGAGTTTGCCTTAGTGGTATTATTAGCTCCTGCAATTTTAGTTTTTATTCCGGGTATGAGAGAATACGTACAACGTGGGTTTGAAGTGTTAGCAACTTTACCTGATTGGTATCAATATCTGCTATACATAGCTATATCTGCATCATTTGGTATCAAAGGTGTAGGTCAAGCAGCAAAGATGTTAAAAAAGAAATGAGTATAAAAACCTTGACATTTTTATATATATCAGGTATAATTAGTAAAGTAGGGAACTACTTTTATCGTAAACACGTTGAGTCTTTACATAGAGAACAACGTAAGCAAGGATTAAGACCATGAATTTAGAAGTATTAAGAAAAGAGATAGAGGCTGACGAGGGTTGTAAATATGAAAGCTATCGTTGCAGTGAGGGATATCCTACCGGGGGAATAGGACATTTGATTACAGAGTGGGATGAATTATATTATTCTGCACCACTAGGAACACCTATACCTGAAGAGCAAGTTCAAGAGTGGTTTGAAAAAGATGTTAATACTGCTATTGGAGACTGCAAAGATATATTTAGTAACTTTGATGAATTAGATGATGAGATACAACATGTATTAATAAACATGTCTTTTCAATTAGGAAAGCCTCGTTTGAGTAAATTTAAACGCATGATTGCTGCAGTGCATGATGAAGACTATCGTGAAATGGCTTTGCAGATGGAAGACAGTAGATGGTTTAAACAAACTCAAAACAGAGCACAACGTTTGATTGATAGAGTTGTGCGATATGGTGTACCTGTATGACAACAAAAAAAAGAGAACTAACAGAAAGACAACAAAAGTTTTTAGAAGTTTTGTTTGATCAAGCAAATGGAGACCCTGTTCAAGCAAAACTATTAGCAGGATATTCAGAGCATTCTTCTACATCTTCTATTGTTGCTACAATGAAAGATGAAATAATGGAAGCGACTCAAATGTATATGAGTCGTAATGCTCCGAAAGCAGCAGTGGCTATGGTAAGTGGAGTTGATGACCCTACACAACTCGGTATTAGAGATAGACTATCTGCTGCAAAAGAGTTACTAGACAGAGTAGGTTTAACTAAAACTGAAAAAGTTCATGTGGAAGCAACAGGTGGAGTAATGTTACTACCACCAAAGAAAGGAAAATAAAATGAGTCTCCCAGCATTTTTAGTAGGTGTAGGATCAAAAGGTCTTAGTGTCGCAGCAAAAGAAACACTTAAACAATTAAAAAGACTAATTGGTAAAACAACTAAAACTTCAAAAGATAGAAAAGAAATATCTAAATTAAAAGATAAATTAAAAAATGATTCTTCCGTTAAACAAAAAAAACTAGCAAACGAAAAAAGAAAAATTAAAGAAAGAAGAAAAGATAAAGAAACTAAACAAGAGATAGGAGATATAAAAGCTGCAGTAAGAAATCAAAGAATAAAAGGTGAAATAGATGATAACTATTTTAAGGAATTAAATAAATCTATACAAACTGGAAAGAAAATGGAATTTCCAAAAAAAGTAAAAGATAAAGAATTTATGGATCAGATTAAAGCCTTTCTTAAAGACCCTAAAAACAGGGGTTATAGCACAGGTGGTTTATCATCAAAAAAGAAATACGCTAACCCTGTAAAAATTGTAAATAATTTAAAGAAGCGATGAACAGAAGTTTAGGTAAGTGGAAGCTCCCACAACCAACAGATTTAAAAGACGAAGAGCAAAAAGAGTGGATACAGATACCACGTATAGCAAGAACTATACCTTTTGGGTATAAAATAAATGAAGAAGACTCTGAGTTACTTGACCCTATACCTTATGAGTTAGAGGCAGTAGAACTAGCAAGAAAGTACGTTAATCAATACTCGTACAGACAAATTGCTAATTGGCTTACTCAAAAAACAGGAAGAGAGATATCTCATGTGGGGTTAAGAAAAAGATTAATGCATGAAAGACAACGTAAGAACAAAGCTAGAACTCTTAGAAAATGGTCCGAGTATGCCGAGAAAGCAATCCAAAAAGCGAAAGAGATTGAAGAAGGCAGAACAGGAGCAAGAGCCTAAAATAAAAGTTGTAGATGATATAGAAGAGATTCCGTTAGAGGAACAAAATATTATCTTCAAACCTAACGAAGGACCTCAGACAGAGTTTCTTGCAGCACCTGAAAGAGAAGTATTATATGGTGGTTCTGCAGGTGGTGGTAAAAGTTATGCTATGTTAGCAGACCCATTACGATACATGGGACATCCATCTTTTAGTGGTTTGTTACTTAGACATACAACAGAAGAATTAAGAGAACTTATATTTAAGTCAAAAGAATTATATCCTCAGATATGGAAGGGTATTAAGTGGTCAGAAAGAAAGATGCAATGGGAAGCACCATCAGGTGCAAGACTATGGATGTCTTATCTAGATAGGGATGATGATGTATTAAGATATCAAGGTTTAGCTTTTAGTTGGATAGGCTTTGATGAATTAACACAATGGTCAACACCTTATGCTTGGAATTACATGAGGTCAAGACTTCGTTCTACTGCACATGATTTACCTGTGTATATGAGAGCAACAACGAATCCGGGAGGTCCGGGTCATCAGTGGGTTAAAAAAATGTTTATTGACCCTGCACCTTATGGAAAGACTTTTGATGCCACAAACATTGAAACAGGAAAAACTTTACAGTATCCTAGCAATCATGCAAAAGCAGGTAAGCCACTATTTCAAAGAAGATTCATACCTGCTAGATTATCTGATAACCCATATCTATCAAGTCAAGGAGACTACGAAGCGATGCTTCTTTCCTTACCTGAACACCAACGTAAACAGTTGCTTGAAGGTGATTGGGATATTAAAGAAGGTGCTGCTTTTACTGAGTTTAACAGGGATATTCATGTTGTTGAACCTTTTGACATTCCAAGAAAT